CACTATGCCTATTTAAAACCATAGAATCTGTATACTCAGCTGCCATTTTCTTTCTGAATGCAAACTCTGCAATAGATTCTCCAGGTTGTCTAGGTGCATTTAATCTAGCTAGCTGCTGTTCATTCAATGCAATCTTAGCAAACTCTGAATCATACCATTGTTCTTTATCAGCAACTTGTTCTATTGTAAGTTGTGCTTGTTCAAACTCATCAAGTGGTTCATCAGAAAATTTATTTATTCTATCTGATTTACGTGCAGCTCCCCATTGATATGCATTAATTTCTTCAGGTGAACTATACTTACCTAATTTATTTATACCATATCTGCTTAATGTTTCTACAAAGTCTCTACCATCCTCATCAGTTATCCTAACTAATTGTCTGGTACCTGTAGCATCCATCTTAGGTGAGCCATCTGGATTTGTAAGTTTAATTACATTATTATAGTTAAACTTTTTAGCTAACCCTTCAATCTGTTCAGTAGCTGCTAAACCACCAGGAGTTCCAGGAGCAAGCTCACCCTGTCCTGTAATATGCATAATCTCAGGTGCGCTTAATCCTTCTATTCTAAATAGCTTACCTTCTTTATCTGTTAATGTATCACCATCAATAAACTTATGTTCTTCCTGGTTTATTGCTTTAGGCATTACAAAATCAGAAGTATCTATATTATATAAAGCCATATAAACTCCTACTGATTAGCCATTCCTTCCATTATATTTTCTAAGTATACTTGCCCAAACAATGCAAATGGTGTTATGTTTTCACCTGAATCAATAACATGCTGCTCAAATATTTTCTTCCAAGGTTTACCAGATTCTTTATCATTTCCTTTATATACTTTAGCAACAGTATTCCAAAATCTATTTACATCTCCTGTAACATTATTAATCTTACCATTTAATATTACAAGTTCAGATGGATTCATTTCAATTTTATTACCATTAACTATAGCAGTTGAAACAGGTGGTACACCTTTAAGATTATCTAGTCTTTGTTTAATAGTAGCTTCTTCTAAGTAAGGTAATAAAGAAGTTATGCTAACATCAATACCTTGGGCTTCAGCTTCATCAGCTGCAGCAATAGCCATATTCCATGCTTGCTGAATACCAGATCCCATTTCATAAACTTCAAAGCCATTCTTATCTGCCCATGCTGCAACTTCTCTAGCAGCAAACTCAGGTTCAATATCAGTCTTATAAACGTTTTGCATAATACCTTTATCGATATTCTTTTCTTTAGTTTTATCTTTACCTTCTTTAAAAGCTTTCATTTGACCTACTATTCTATCAGCAGCTTTATTAATCTTTTCATTGTATTCATCAGTACCTTGTACATCAGAACCATCAGAAGTCCAAGCGCTACTAACTCTTTGCTTTACATCACCACCGTCTTTATCCCATGACCAGTAAGTAAAGTCATCGCCTTGAGCATTCTTTTTCTTAAACTTATAAGCAACCCTTGCTTGACCTGCTGCATTGTAATAAGTTTTCTCTTCGCCTTGAGGTCTAGGTGTAGAGCCAATAGGTGTAAGCATATTAGGATCACCAGTTCTTTTATAATCAGCAAGTGATTTCTTAGTATACTTACCAGCGTTTTCTTTAATAAACTTATCCATAAGAGCATTCTTTGTATCAACTCTTTTAAGATAGTTCTTTGCTACATAACCTATAGTATCATTATGATCGTAGCCTAATGCTCTTGATGCTAAGTAAATTGCAATGCCTCTTCCAAGCTCTTGGCCATCTATTAAATCACCAAACAAAAAGTTAAGTACTCCTTTAGCTTGCTCATATGCAGGTGTACCCTGACTTTGATTAGCATCATTCTGAGCAGCCTTACCAGCATCACTATTTAAATCTTGATTTAGTTCCGCTTCTTTAGCCGTATTTAAATTGTTTGCAACAGATACTAACTTAGATTGACTTTCTTCTAATGGTGTAATTACTTCTGTTGTATCTTCTTGGTTATTTAAATCACTTAAAGCCTGTGAAGCTACAGTCTTTTCTGTTTCAGTTGTTTCATCAGAAGAAATAACTTGCTCTAAAGCAGCTTTATTAGCTTCCTTTTGTATTTCTTCTTTAGCCGCTTCAACATTAGGAACAAAGTCTGAGGTTGCTCTAAATTCTTGTAAGGCTTGTGTTTTCTTAAGATCTTTAATTTGATTTTCAAGTTTATTAACAATCTTTCTTGAAGTTTCTAACATTTTCGGATTAGGTTTAACGTCACGATATATAGTTAAATTCTTCATTTCATTGTCAAGCATCTGTTGTTTTTCAGCTATTTGAGCTGCTATACCAACATCAGTAGGCAACATTAAATTTGAAAGTATATCACCTTCCATTTGAAGCATATTAGGTTTTGTTACTCCCATACTTACAGGCTTATCTACTTTTAATAGTTTGTCACCAGTTTCTTGGTCATACATATCAGGATCTATCTGCTGAAATACTGGTGGTATTTCATAAGCAGGTGAACCACTTAATTCATCTTGAACCATTTTATCATAGCTACTCATATATGTAGGATCTGCCATCGGCATACCTAAACCTTGTGGATCATATGATTCTACATAATTATCTGATGGTAAAGACATATCCATTGACATAGTAGTAGTATCATCTTCAGGTACTTTTACAGAACTTAATATATCATCTGTCTTATCAGATAACTTTTCTGATTCAAATATTAGTTTCATTATATCATCTTGGTCATCTAATGTAGGATATACTATACCACCTGGATCTAGGTGTTGTACTTTACCGCCATCACTTTTTCTATCAAATATTCCTGAACGCTTAGGCATTTCAAATTTATTAGAAGAAAACTTTAAAGTAGGTAAACCAATATTATTTGGATCTACAAAATCTTTTACAGTTTTAGCAAGACTGCTAGCTTTTTCTTTAATACTACTAAGAGGATTAGGAATGTCAAAGCTAAGTCCATCTGAACTGGGAGGCACTTGTATTCCTGCCTCTCTATACTTATCATAAACTGAAGGATCACCAAATGCTTTATTATCTATTAGCTCTTTTATTTCTTTAGCTTTATTAACTCTTCTATCAGCATGAGGAACACCTGGTTTTAAATGTTTATTCATTACATCTAAAGCTATAGTTTCAGCGTCGTTATTAGCAAATGATTTTTGTAAATTTTCAGCATTTGTTTTACCTATCCTAAAACCACTTTTATTTGTAGGATGAGGTACAGCATCTTTATTATATATGCTTTGTACAAAATAATCTAACTGAGAAGCCATAGAATCTTTTTTATCATTTGCTTTTAAATAATTTAAATAAGGTTTCTTTTGTTCATCAAATTGAAATAATCCCATACCTGGACCTATTCGATCACCAGTATTTTCATTTTGTCTAGTAGTGTACTCATAAGTATAACCAGTTTCTACACCTATATTACCCATAATACCTGCAATAGCATCATCAGTTAGCTGAGGATAGTTTTCTTTTAAGTAATTATAAATATCAGATTGTCTGCTTCTTTTATTTTTAAACTTTTCTCCAGCTATAACATCTTTATTAGGCTTAGGTACAGGCATGCCAACTTCTGCATACTCAGGTTTCATATTCTGAATCTTTCTGCCTTCATCATTTATCTTTTTAATTAATGGTCCGTACATATCTGTTGCTTCTTTATTAACAACAAATTCACCAGGAGTAAGCCAAGCTGGTACAGTATCAGTACCTTTAGGTTCTCCAGGATGATCGTACATTGGTACAGCTGAAGTCATAGGAGGAACTTCTAGCTGATTATCCATTGTGATCTCTAGAGATTTCATATTACCATAGCGGTCTTTTTGAGTGGCTTTATATTTCATACTAAACTCCTTTAGACAAAGGTCCCATATTCACTTCGTATTCGTGTGTAACATCCCCACCATGTGTTTTATATTTTACTTTTGACATATTACCAAGCGGACCTACATAACCACCTGTATTAAATAACTTAAATACTTTACCTAATACAGCAGCGCCAGCTAACATAGGCAATGCACTTAAAGCCATAGATCCTAATGCTCCTGCACCCATAGTTGGAGCTGTCATAGCAGTTCCCAGTTTTCCCATTGCTGCTTCACCAGCTTTACCTATCATACTACTACCAGCTGCTTTAGCAACATCCATTAAAGGATTTGATTGTTGTTGTACTGATTGAGGTCTTGGTGTATACTGTGCACGTGCTAGCATTCTTTTTACTTCTTCCTCGTCATACGGCTTAGCTAGTTCTACAACCATTATTTACCTCCACCACCAGTAGTGGTTTGTGTTTGTTGTTGAGGGGCTGCTCCTAAATAACCAAAGTATCTTGAAGCTACTGTAGCTGGTGCATCAATTTTTTGCTGTGCATACTGTTGTCTAGCACTACCAACTTGACCAAGTCCTTTAGCGCCTGACTGTATATCTTGTTGTCTTTGCTGTTGAAACTGCATTGACTTATCACCAACTGCACTAGCCATCATTCTTTGTGCTCGAGCTGATCCACCATAACCACCAAGTGCCGCTTGTCCAGCTGCTGAACCTACTACATTCTGTATGTCACGATTCATAGCATTCGTATAATCAAATGCACCGGTACCAGTAACAGCTTGATTAGCTAATGCTTCTTGTGCTTTAAGTGCTGACTGTTGAGCAGGATCTAATGCAGCTACAACACTACTTGTATCTCCTGCTCTAATTTTACCAATGTCTGTTTCATATTGTGATGTAACATCTTTTAAAACAGTTTCTAAATACGGCTTAAACTCTGGATCAATACCTGATTGAGTAACCGTTTGTTGGGGTGCGCTTCTTCCTCCGCCCATAATTTATTCTCCTATGACACCTCTTATTGAGGTATTTAATTTAGCATCATATCTTTTTGCTAATAGTTTACCATATCTCAATGAATCACTTTCCCCTCTCACTGAGTCTGCCCTCCAGTGTTTACCACCATGTTTTTTAGTATGCTCTATCATAGCATCAAATAATCTATATACTATAAAAGCATTATTTTTATTTTCTAAATTTACAATACAATCTTTAACATCCATTATATATTTGTTATTATAATAATTAACATATGCATGTGCTGTTAAGAATCCCTGTATATTATGTTCGGTATAACAACCTATTGCTAAATAATGTGGGTTTGTTTTTTGATGTTCAACTATATCTAAAAAGTATCTCATCCATACAGCTTCATTATATTCAAAGCCATGAAACTCACCATTGATTGTAACGTATTCTTTCATTAAACGTATTGCGTCTAATGTATCATTGTCCTCTATTAATCTTATCTTCAATTACTTTGGCTCCTCAGGGAATACAATAGTATCAGGATCTGTAACTCCTTTAGTTATATCCCTTAGTTGTTGTCTATAAGTTTTCCATGCATCTTGTGTACTTGGATATGTACTATCTGGTAGTTGTGTGTAGTCTGAATCTTTAAGTAGTTGATCTCTTTGTTCTCTTATCATATTAAATGTTTTATGAAACTTTTTAGTTTTAAAATCATAAGATGATCCTATAGTAAATTCTTGAGTTAATACATCACCCTCTACAATAGTTACACCTTCTTCTGGAGTTTCATTTGAACTTGCATAACCTATAACTATATTATCTTTTATCTTTACTAACATTAAACTCTCCTTACTTCAAGAACAACGCAGCCACCATTACCAGAAGCTATCTGAGGGTGTGGGTATTTAGTAAAATTATTTCTTGCATAATACTGAGTATTCTTAGCCGCTTGCACTTTAAAAGCAGAAATAGTTGTATTTGAAGTTCCATTAGTACTAGCAATTGCAGAAACATTAGTAGCCACAGGTGTACCAGTTTGACCATTTGGATTACCTTGAACAAGTTGAGAAGCAATAGTTATTCCCATTTGAGTTTGAGTAACTTGTGCAAGACTAGTTAATATAATTATAAAATCAGTATCAAAGTCATTACTATTATGAGAAGTAAATGAAGTTGCTCCGTTCAAATATATAGTAGATGTACCATTACCAAAACTTATATTATTAGGTGCTATTCCTGCAACACTAGTTCCTGCATAAACTGCAACAATAACACCTACGTTAAGTTGTGCTGCACTAAATCCTCCTGTTACAGTTAAACCACCAGCTGTAATAGTACCACCACTAATATTACAACCAGTTATATTTCTACCAGTTAAAGTTCCTGCATTTATACTACCTGCATTTAAGTTTGATACAGTTATACCACTACAATCAAGAGTTCCTGTTGTAATACTGCTAGCATCTAATACACCTCTTGCAGTTATATTGTTAAACTCTGCGTTACCAGTGTTTCTTACTATCTGCCAACCAGCAGAGCCTGCACTAAAGTTATCTGATTGTAATGTAGAGCCTATAGGTATAACACCTTCTACACTGCCAAATGTTATTATTTGACCATTAGTAGATTCATCAGTTTCAACATGAAAAGTAACTTGCCAATGTTTATGTGATATAGTTGTACCACCACCCATAGCAGTAGTAATAGGTTCATATTGCCAACCAGAAGTTAAGTTATTAAATACTCCTGAATCATAATCATAGCCATCAGCGGTAGGCGCTGAAGGTGCACTTGTAGATGCTACATTATAATATAGTATACCATTAGCTACTGCACCACCATATAATAGTTTAGCATTACTCCATTTAGCTGTAACTGTTTGACCAGCTTGCCCAATTATTCTAGCTTCTGAAAACCATACATTAACACCAGCTCTATTTAATTTTGTTTTAGTCCAATTAGGACTTGAACTCCATACAGCACCAGATACTTGATAAGATGTTGTACCTGGATTAGTAGGTCTATTTGCAGATTCTCTATATTGTTTTATTATAACATCTATTTCTTCATCTGAGTATGCTGAAAATGTTGCACCTGAAACAGGTAAAGTAGGTAAGTTATCTGTATATGCAACGTATGCAACAAATCCATCACCATCTGCAAACGGTGTAAACTGTTGTACTGCACCATCTTGTGTTTTAGAATATACTGCT